GCCGCGCCAAAATTACCATTGGCTATGTCCTGCGCCATAATTGCCAGCGCCTGCAAGTCGCCGATAGTTTCAAGAATTATCTGAGCAGCCATCACCCCGCCTTCGGTGGCCGCCGTAACAAGCGCATCATTTAGCGCCAGCGCCCCGTCAGCGGCTTCAAAGAATTGCGTGGCAAGCTCAGAGGCGAATGATGTTTTGAAGGCGTCGTTCGTGTTTGTATAGACCGTTTTCAGGGCGTCTATCTTGCCAGATGTGGTGAATGCCGCGTCACCTACTTTTAGTATTGCATCTTCGCCAGCCGCGATAACGGCCATATCAAAGGCTTCTCCCTTGGCAAAGCCTTGCGACATAAAATCACGCATCTTCTCATTCACGGCTTCAACGCTTAAGCCAAGCGCATCCAGGCGCATGACGCTATCATTTGCCATGGTGAGAATCACCTGCGACATGTCCCAACCCAGCTTACCCGCTACGGCGGTAAGTCTGACAACGCCTTCTTCTGTGTCTTGCAAACCGAGTTTCATAATCTGCCCGGCTTGCGCAACTAAATCGGCGTCGGACACCATGCCGTTTGTGGCCGCACGCAGCTTGCCAAGCATGGCATCACCCGTGCTGTTAATCGACACGGTTAAGCGGTCAAATTGGTCGCGCGACTTTTCCAGCGCCGCGCCGCCTTCAAACGCAGCCCACGCAGCTTTGGCCCCAAGTACAACAGTACCAAACCCAATAGCTGTTATACCAAGCTGCGCCCCCAGTGCCTTCGCGCCTTTCTTCGCACCATCGGCCGCCTTGTCAAGGCCGCCCAAGTCGCGCTGGAGTTCCTTAATCGCGGCTTGCCCCTTGACAATCGCCTCAAGTATGATTTGTAGCCGTTCAGTCGCCATCGGCCATTAGCTCCTTAAGCCAGGTGTAATAGTCATAACGTGCGGGGTCGGCGTCAATCCAGGCGATAACGTCCTTCGCCCGTGTTCGCCCTTTGATAACGTCGTATGTGTAGCTGACATGAGCCATTTTCTTCATCAGGCCTGCCGGTTGGTCAAGCAGCCCACCCGCTTCCGGCAGAGCGCCCCAGGTCTTGCACGCCCAGGCCATTTGCAGTTCTGGCGGGGCCGGGCCTTTGCCGTACGCAGCCCGCGCCGCCGCCGTTATGAGTTTGGGTCAATGCGCATCACCCGTTCGTATTCAGCGTTAATCTGCTGCGCTAATTTGCGCACCTCACGCGCGGGCATGTCTGGTATCTCGCTTTCGTTGATGCCCTTCAGCCAGCCGGATTGAATGGCGCATCGCGCAAGAGCAGAGGCGACATGACCAACCCCAGCCACTTCTTCAATCTTCGCCTTCTGGTAGGCATCCTCAAACGCTTCAATGTGTCTCTGTGTCAACGGCACAAAATCAATAGCCATTTATTACCCCTATACGGCGGCCACGGTCAGGCCGTCGGCTGCAAAGTTGGCAACAACGGTCGGAACGCCGCTGCTTGAGATACGAATCTGTCGGCCAGTGATATACATGGTCGTGGCGCTAATCTTCTGGTATGTGCCTGTGTTCCCTTGCGGATAGCAAAGCAACGCGCCGGAACTGCCGATGTCCACATAACCGATAAGCGCCGTGTCCGTCTTGCTCGGTTCAAATGTCACTGTACCGGTAACGCGCTTCGTGCCCACGATGGGCGTGCGTCCCGCACCAGCGGCCACGCCGCACGACCCAAAATACACGTCGGCCGTTTCGTCGAAGCTGATTTCTGTCATGCATGTAATTTCGTCGCCGTCTACGCTAAACGTGCTTTTCTCGTCAAGAATAAAATCTGCTGCCATTGATTAACTCCCTGTTGCTGCGGCTATGGTCAGGCCGTCGGTTGCAAAGTTTGCAACCACTGTGGGCACGCCCGAACTTGAGATGCGCATCTGCCGTCCCGTGATGTGAATCGCCGCCGCGCTAATCTTGAGATGTGTGAGCGTGTTACCCGCCGGGTAGCATGTAAGTGCGCCCGTGTCACCAACCTCAACCAAGTTGACCAGCGTCACGTCCGTTTTACTTGGCTCAAAGGTCACCGTGCCGGTGACCCGCTTGGAGCCAACGATAGGCACGCGTGCGCTTCCTGCCGCTGCCCCGCAACTGCCAAAGTAAACGTCGGCCGTTTCGTCGAAGCTGATTTCTGTCATGCATGTAATGCTTCCCGCGCCGATTGTGAACGTGCTTGTATTGTCTAAGATAAAATTAGCCGCCATCTGTCACCTCTCTTAAGTACTCCGCGTCAACAAGCGCGGCTATGTTTTCGTCGCTTACGTATGCGGCAAGCGTTTCGTAATCCAGTACCGTGCCCGGCTCATGCGCCCCAGTTGCGCCGTCTGTCAGGCGTACCAGCACCATGTATCGTTGCTGCGTCGTCTTCTCTTTTGTCATTAGTAATTCTGTCCTGTAATCGTAGCCACGACCGCCCAGTACCCCGTATCGCCAACGACCACGCCGCTGCCGCGCAGGTCATACCCCATGATTGGCATGGGCTTTGCCATTGCGTCTATGGCGGCCTCAACCGCATCCATCATAGCCACCGTAGAATCAAAGTTTGGCTCGGCGTTGTTGAGGCCCACGGCCTCAACACAAACCACCATTTCGATAGTGCGGCCTTTGCCGCTACCGCTGCACGTTGACACGCTGCCTGAATTACGATTGCCATTAGGCAAGCGCACGAACATGGCCGGTAAATCGGCGTGCCCAATAGAGACGGGTGTGTGGTCATATTTGCGCTTCACGTTCGTAATGGTTAGCCCACCAAACGCGGCGGCAAATGCGGCGTATGTGCTCAAGCAAGCCTCCGATACGGGGCCAGCGCCATGCGTACATCGGCAGGCATACCCATCGGCTTAAGCACCACGCCCGCTTCAATGGCCGTTACGTCCATCATCTGCGCGTCACGCTGCCGATAGTAGAATGAGGCCAGCCGCACGCAGGCGTGAACGATGTCATCCGGCGGCGTGGTGCTGTAGGCCCAGCGCCCTTCAATCGTGATGGCGCTTTCCCAGTCCGTGCTGTACGTCCACGTCTTGCCCGCGCTGCCTTTGATGCGAATGGCATAATAAGGCGTTTCGTTCGCGGGCACGGTCACGTACTCAGTGCTTGCCACCTCAATACCGTCTCCGTTCGTGATGGTCGTAATGCTGCAAAGATCGCGGTCAAGGTAGATTGCCCGCGCCGTGATGTGCTTACCAGCAGCGTCCAGCGTCTGCTCTGTGTCAGCGGCGGCGGCGAACGTGCGGCCCGTGTATTGGTCGATAACGGCCGTGGCACGGTCTAGCAGATCATCAATGAGATCGTCGCTGCCCGTGCCACTTACGTCTAGATATGCCTTAACGTCTGCCTTAAGCGCGTAGGCCATTACTTACTCGCCTTCCGTTTTGTGCGACTAACGCGGCGCACTGGCTCCGCCACTTCTGGCGCGTCAAGTGCTACAGCACGACCGGCCCCAAGTAAGTTTTTAGCATGTGCGTCTGGCATCATGCCCGGTGTCTCATATTGGCCGGCGGTGTAGTACTCCTCGTCTGTCAGTACGCCGCGATAGTCACCTAATAAATTGATACGCATTACACCATGAACCCCATGACCTTAATGGTCAACTCGCCGGCGGCAACGTCGCCCCAGTCGCTATCCTCTGCAATGGTCAGCACCGGCTTAAACGCCGTGGCGACTAGCTGCGTACCGGATACCGCGCCGAGGTCGATGGCCGTGGCCGTGGTGAAAACAGACGGCGTGCCGGTGTTCAGGCGGTCGGTGTCTGAACCGTCGCCAACGATGATTGTGGCCGTGGTGTCACCGGCGAACCCGGTCACGTCCGTAAGCCAGCACCGTTCGATGAAGTAACCAGCAGGCAAAGTAAACCCGCAGGTATACGTGCCGGTCGCATCTTTCTCGTCTGTGAAGTCGGCAAAGCCGATGCCCGCTTCTTCATAAACCTCTCTGGCAATAATGTATTCAGGAATCTTAACTGTGGACATATTTCATTTTCCTTAAGCGGCCGTGCTAAACGGTGTCGCTTCTGAACCGCCAGACTGCTTGATTACGCCGTCAACGAGATACAGGTTGGTAGCAACGTCGGTGAAGCTCACCCAGTCGCCAACCTTGCCGCCCGTGGCCGTGCTGCATGTGAACGTGTTATTCCCTGAAGCCGCGCCCCATGCGCGGGAATCACCGCCGGCATCGGTGTCAATCGCCACGACGCCGCCCAGGAACGTGGCCGCGTTCGTCAGGCCGACAATCGTGCCACTTGTGGAGGCGGTCGTGACGTACAGAACCTTGTACACGTTCCCCGTGCCAGATGCGGCGGGTAACGTAATGACGGCATCCGCATCGTTCACCAGCGTGATTTTATTGGCGTGCGTAGCAGCCGACAGGGTGAAGTTACCAGCGGCCTGCGTGACCAACGGAACCGGCCCCGTCACGCTTCCGGCAGATAACGCGCCGGTTACGGTCGTGGCCCCGGTAACAGCCAGCGTACCGCTTGCCGTCAAGTTGGCAAAGTCGGCGTCGTGTCCGATTCTTGGAATGTAAGTTGATTGTGCCATTGTTTGTTCGTTTATCCTTTGCCTCGATGGGGCGAGTTTCCCCGCCCCACTTTCAGGCTGTCATATCAGACTAAACGGTGATGTTATAAGAGATTGCTGACGCTTCCGTATCACGCTGCGTCAGGCCAAATCTCATCAAAGCCACGATCTCGGTGGCGTCTGCGGCTGCTACGCGGGTCGTTTCGATGGTCATGCGACGACGCCAACCAAACAACCACTGATCCCAACGAACGGCTAGGATTTGCCCCTTCGTGTTGTTGCCAGCCGTGTCGGCGTCAACCGCGCCGGCCGCGTTGGACAAGCCGGTTCCGCTGATCTTGCACATGTGGGCGCTCAGGTATTGCGGATAGCCCCAGACCTTCGTCAGCAAGCCGCCCTCGATGGTGGCCCCGGTGAATACGTCCTGGGTCTTAAACTCGGCCAATTGCAGGGCCTTCCAGTGCGTAGACGGGTCGATGATAAACGCGACCTTGTTGCGGTCGAGCGCGTTCTTACCCGCGCTGCCCATGAGCTTGACCGTTTCCAGCCAGTCCTCAACCGTCAGCGCCGCACCGTCACGGCTGTTGGCCTTGGTGGTAATCAGCGGAGACTTGCGGAATCCGTTCACCGTCAGGAAGTATTCGTAGCCGGTCGGCGTGGTGTCAATTGCATTGATGTTCGTGCTGGCTCCCGTGGCGGTGTCACCGTCGATGACGGCCGCTTCTACGTACTCAGAACCGGACACGACAAGCTGTCGCTGCAATTGCGGCACGTAGGGCAATACGGAATCTTCTTCCATCTCGCCCGTCCAGAGCACACGAGCGCCCAGCTTGGCAAGTGTCATGGTCTGGTTATCAGTGCCCATCGTGGAGGCGGTCACGGTGTTGGTCACTACGCCGCCAGGATTCGCACTAATGCCGCTGGACTGCCCGACCTTGTACCAAGTCGGGTCAGTGCCTTCCAGTGGGATAACCACGCTCTCAGCACCGGCCGGCACTTCCATTTGCGGCAAGTTGTTCAGTACAAATGTTTCGTGTCGAATGGCTTCCCACAACTGCCCAGAATAAGCAACGCCAACCCATTCATCGCCGTAGTTGGCAAGGGTTGACTGCGCGATTTCATTGGCCTTAACGCCAGCCATCTTCATGGCCGTGGCTGCAACTTGCAGCGGTGCGCTGTCACGCACCTCTTCGGATTCCAGGCGCATCGCCAGCGCCTTATAAGCCGCATCGGATACGCCACGGCGCGAACGGCCGTTGCGCTTGGCAGATGCCAGCGTTTCGATCAAGAAGGCGATGTCGCCAGCGCCCACGTTGTCATATTTCCAATGCTTAGTGTCCAGAATCACATTAGGGGCGCTCTTCTCGGCCACGGCCGGCGCGGGTTGCGGCTTATTCTCGATAGCCTGCAAACGCTCGGCCAATGGCTGTACCAGCGCCTTGATTTCCTCAAGCGTCACCGCAGGCGGGGCTTGGTATACGTTGTTAATTTCCTTAACTTCCTCAGTCATTTTCTTGTCCTCATTAGGTTCGATTATTGTCGGTGTCTCATCTTCACCCGCCGCTGCCTCTTGACCGTCGCTGTCCTGGGCGACCTCTGCAAGCATGGCCTTAAGGGCCGGGTCTGATTCGACTAGTGCTTTCAACCGCGCAACGCCGACCGTTCTCGGGTCGGCTGGTGTCGGTGTTAAGCTGTATTCAAAGATGGGCCACGACTTCAGCCGCCCACCGCGCCCCCGTACCAGGTGGGGAACGCTGCCACTTGACCAGCCCAATAGGCCGGCTTCCACCAGCTTAATCACCGCGTCTGCATACGCTGCGGCGCGGCTGATTTGCGCCTCCACCCAAATACCAATGCCATCAGGCTGTTCTTTTGTCGTCTGCCCAATAATGTTTTGTAGTTCGGCATTCTTGGTATGGTCATAATAGACGGCCTTGTTCGGCACGCGCCCAAGTTGATAGTCTGTGTCCGGCGTAAACGTCTCCCCTTCCAGGTCGCGCCCGCCGAAGATAACGCCATAGCCGCCGACCAGTACCGTGTCGTCTGTCTGCTCTAGTATCTTGACTGCCGTTGTCTGTTCGCTCATGTGTTAGTCCTTCCCAACAAAAAAGGCGACGCATCAATTAGACGCATCGCCCGGTGTTATCAGGGGGCTTATTATGTTGTCGCCCGGTGGCTGGGCCAGGGGGCTTATGTTATAGGCACATTATACCACGGCCTGCGCCGCTATTTCAATGCGCCCGTTCCCGCTGCGGTATTGACTGCTCCATGCCCAGCATACGCTCAAGCGCCCGCAGTTCGGAGATGAGTGCACGGCGGCGCTCCACCATCCACATGCGTACCATATCGCCCGGCACTGCGTCGGCGGCTTCCATGTCTATCTGCCATTCTGGTTTCGGTTCTGTCATCAACCCCCCTATCTGTTCAACTCGCGGCGCACCACTACCTCAAACTTGCGGGCTATCTTGTCGGCGTTCTTTTCGAGCGCCTGCTCTGTCGTGCGCCATCCTGATTCCTTGTGAAACGGCTGCTGCCAGTCGCCTTGCGTGAAACGCACGCCCGGCTTGTTATTGCCGACGATGCCGCGCACGCCGTTGCTTTGCATCCGCACTTCATACGTCCATGCTTTGGCGCTGCCGGTACGCTTGTACCCGCCCGCCTTCGTGGTCTGTATCTCGCCGCTGCTGACCTTTGCCCAGTACGCCCGTTTCTGCCCCGGCGTGGCAAGGCGGCTGAACGCGCCCGCTGACTTGCGCGGCGCGGTGGCGAGCCAGTCTTGCAGCAGCGCCAATGATTCCTCCATCGGGTCATGCAGCACGCGCTGGAAGTCCTCCAGCTTATTCAGCTTGCGGCGTAGTTGGTCGAGGCCTTGGATTTCCATTGGTGTCCCTTAGCGGCTCGAAGCGTATGCCGTTGTCGCCTGGATAGGGTTGGCGGTGGTCGTGCGTGCCGTTAAATATCTCTTGCGGGATTTTATCGGGGAAGGCGTCACACAATTGACTGCCAAAATAGTGTTTACAAAAAATACACTGCTGCGATTGCATTATTTTAAAACCATCCTTAGCGCCTGAATAAATATATCTGGGATGTCAACGCCAATATCATAAGCCGTTGCCAACTCTGGGAACAGCTCCGTTATTGCCGATGCCCCATATTCTGAAACGGCAGCCCACGGTACGGTGTTGTTTATTTCATTTAATGCGGTTGCTAAATCTTGACTATAACCAACGCCTAGTTCTGCACGCCTTTTAAAGTCTACAATGTGATAAAACTCATGGCGCACCACCGCGTCAAGCGGGTCGTCAGCGTCCGAAAAAATAGCATACCTTTGAGCGGCCTCCCACCTTTTTAGCTGGGTTGTGTTCTGTTCTACAAGTCTCCATCGCGCTGGGTCGTTTATGTTTTTTCTAAGCCTCTCGATATTTTGCGCCTTGTTTTGTGCAAAAAGGGCAATTTGTTCGTGTTGCTTTTTAGCGGCGTTTTTCAAAAATGTCTTTTGTATTTCAACCTTAAACGTGTCACCGGCCCAAGTTGCACGACCATACGCCGCCGCCTTTTTTTGCTGATAGCCAATAGAATTGACGGTTATTCCGCGACTGCCAAGCACCTCTTCGGCTGCCTTCAATATCGAGTTATGCTGGGCTAGTGTAAGGTCGGGCAGGTCGTATTCATCCGCAACCCTAAACATTCGTTCATAAACCTCGCCAACGCTTTGAGCAGGAACCCACGGCGGGCGCACTGGCTCAATGGGTTGCCCCACCGGCCCAAGCCCGAACTGCCCCAGCCCCGTCTCGCGTTCCTCAGCGCCTTCTACCACCGGCGTGATCCAGCAGCGGCAGTTCGGATGTGCGGGCGGTTCGCTCATGACTATGTTACCGGCCCGAAACTCTTCGTTAAGCCCAGCCACCACGTTATGCAGCGGGCCGCAGGTAGGACACACAACCTCATCAACGTTCGTATTCCAGCGCCGCCGCTGTATCACCTTGCTTTCTTTCCACGCCGCCATATTGCCCTCAGCGTAGGCGCGGGTTGTCTCCGTGACGGCTATCGTGCGGGCGCGGGTCAATCCGAACGGCCCGCCAGGTTCGGCTAGACGCTTGGCAAGCTGGCCTATGCTTTCGTTGTTGGTTGTCCAGTCGGCCACGGTGTCGGCTACGCGCTGCCGCGTCGTGTCGGTCACGCCGCGAATGAGTTGCGCCCCGAACCGCCGCGCCCACCGTTCGGCGGCCATGTTCGCAAGTTCCCAATCAATGTCAAATATACCCTTGCTGATGCCCAGCACGGCTGTTTCGATCTGCCTACGGCCAAAGCCAGCGCCCTCAAGGGCAATGTCACGCAGCACGGCGATGATGGAATCATAGAACGGCTGATACACGTCACGCTGCCGGATACGCGACACGATGAAGGCCGCGTTATCGGCAGTCATGCCGCGCGTGATGTCACGCCGCCACTTGTCCAGCGCCGCCGCTATGCGTTCCTCTGCGTCCGCTTCCATGCGGCGCATTTCACGCTTGGGCGGGTTGATGACCTCGACGGCCTTAAGGCTATGGGTATTCGCGCCAATCATGGGCGACTATCTCGCGTTCAATCTCTGCCGGTGTCAGTACGTCGCTTGTAAACGGCCGTTTCAGGTACGTGCCATTCTCAATGAACCGTTGCAAACGGTCAAGCTCCACGGCCTTCGTGTCAGGCATCTGGTCGTCGTCCTCTTCATCCGGCATCGGCTGCGGTAGGAACTGCGGCGGCGGTTCCGGCTTGTCTGCCAGCAGCGGC